TTAAACCTTCTAAAGATTCATCATCTTCTTCAGGCATCCATGTTCCATTTTCTTCCTTTTCTTTCTTTTCTTCTTTTAGATATTTTGTTACTTTTAAAGCAACAGAAATTACATCATCATATGATTCTACAGAATCGATGTCTGCAACAAGTTCTTTTTCTTTTTCATTGAAAATAATACCTTGAGCAGGTCCACCCTTACTGAAAAGGTTGAAACGATCAATGAAGTTTAGGTTATTTAAATCTGCACCACTAGTACCAAAAAAATTCTTTTCGATTAATTCGTTATAACCTTGTATGAATGGTTTACGAATACCAGGATATTTGTTTTTGATTCGTTTTTCAATTCGATGATCTTCAATCACATTTGCAATTGATCTTGGAATATTCAATTCTACAACTCTCAGCAAACCATCAAGAGGTGTATACAGAGCGTGACCAACTTCATGTCCCATAAAAAGGTCATAAAGTTGTGGTGAAATGTTTTTATCTAGAACAGGAACAGTAAGAACACGATTCTTTACATCGAATGAAGCGGTTGAAACTTTTCGCTGTTCGATGATTAGATTTTCTGTAGCCATTAATTTGGCAAGAATTGATTTTGTTTGAATGATTTCCATACAATCTCCGAGTTAATGTAAACATTATCTCATAAAAAACAAAAATAGGCAAGAAATATTTGATGCTTTGTTGCATAAAAACAACACACTATTGGTACTGTTCCTTTAACTTCTGGTAATTATCTAGGTCTTTTTCAAATTGTGACAAAGTAATCATTTTTCGAATTGCTTCATCTAACAAATACCAAGTTTCTTGCTCTTTTTTTGACAAATCACGATAATCACATGATGAATTATTTGAAGAAATCATTATTTTTTAAAATCCTTATCTAAAATATTAAAATCTATCGCTGTAGCTAAGCGATTAGCCAAATCAGGATCATATTTTACAAGAAAATAAGCTACATCCTGAACATCTAAGTGTTTGAGATTGAATAAAATCTCATCAACACCTCGATAAATTTGATCTTCTTCGTATTTTTGTAACATTTTTAACCTTTTTAGTGATAAAAATTCGAATTTTGTAATAATTTTGCTTGCATTTTTGCAATTCCGACTGCATTTACAAATTTTAGCATTTCTTCAAGCTCTTTTTCTGTCATTTTTTCGAGAAAAGGCTCAATTTCTGACCATTCTGACCAAAATTCAAGTTCATTTTTCTGTTGCATATCACAAAACCTCATTTTTTCTGCCAAGTGAAGCAGGATTCATGCCGGCAGAGACATAGACATAACTGCTTTTGTGAATTGGTGCTACACATTGAGCGATATGATCAACAGATTCACGATCCTCTTTTGTTAATTTGTGATAATCTTTCATAATTCCAGATTTTGTGAGCGCTCCCTTAAAACCTGTGTCTAAGGATTCGATTTCTGGTAGTTCACGGCCAGGAGGAGGCATCAAAGATGGTATCTTATTGACAAATCTTGTGGAAACATTTTTGGAATGTTTAGGCAACAATGTACTTAACGATTGTAACCATTGCTGATTCTGCAATTGAACAGATTTTGGAATTTTGCGTTTCTTGGATTTTGGTGCTTTTGTATAGATCATCATAATATGTAACTCCAGTCAAGGAATTACATATTCTATAACAGATCTATAGGAATGTCAAGGGGCTGTGTTGTATGAAAACAACAGTATTGGATTATACCAATTCCGTTATATCAAAGGCAGCATACCTACTTATGCTGAATAGTTGTGAAAACCTTTGTGTTTTTGTGGTATATTTTCATTCTCATAATCACTCAAAATATCCTCAAAATCACGATTTTTGATTTTCTTTATCTCGGAGTGTTCATTCCGATGTTTCTTTTGTTTAGTGTAAGTATAATCATCATTGTACTCTTTGTTCTTACGAAACTTACCAACAAACTTTCCCACTTACTAATCTCCTATTTTTACAATTTCAAAATTTATGCCTTTAATTTTCATTTCAGGCATATTGTGCATATCTTCATGCGATATAAAAGTATATGCCGCATTTGGATAACATATTTTCACCAATTTCAACAACTGGCAAACTGTTCCATCAGAATCATCAAAATAAAATACTTCATCTACAAATTTTAACGATTCCACTATTTCTCTACGTGATTCGTAATCTTGTACAACACCACCTAAAGTCCAATGTACAAAGGTATCAGAATGAATGCCGACAACAAGCCAGTCTCCCTTATTTTTACATTTCTTTAGAAATTTAATTTCTTCTTTGGAGAGAGGATCAAAAGAGCCGCTTGTTATTATTATTTTTTCTCTTTCGTACATTCTGGCAATAGGTCAGGAAATGCGTCCTTTACAAAATTATAGGTTAACCCTTTAACACCTTGGTCTTTTTTGAATATGCCAATTATAACTTCTGCTTCTCTAGGTTCTAGAGCTTCTAAGAATTGAAGTAATAATTGTTTTCTTCTTTCCATAGTAACATTTGCTGATTCTGGATGACCTTTTTGAAAAAGGTACATCTTCCTCAAATGTGTATGTAGTTTCGCATAAGAGATACCTGGAACAGTAACCAATGGTTTAAAGTTTTCAGGCATTTCTTTAAAATGCCACTCATATTTTGGATGAAATGTCATCTCTAATACTGAAACCAGTACTTGCGATAAATTGTCACCGATAACCTTCATTTTTTGTTCTTTTGACTTTGCTTCTTCAAAAGAATCAAAAATTTCATATATACTTTTCATTAAAATTCCTCGATGACTTCCATAAGATTTTTCAGTTTGTGTTCCATGAAATAATTTAACAATCCTTGTCTTGATGCCGGTTTGACATCATCGTAAGTATTTATGATTCTCTCTTTTATCTCAACAGGAATCATTTTGAGATCAATTAGTGTCTGATTACGAGAAAAACCGGTTTTAGCAACATCATCTTGCCAATTTTGCCAATCTTCATTAATCAATTTATCAATAACGCCTTTAGTGATTGGTTTTTGCCTTAGTTCACGGACAAAACAATCTGAAGGAGAAAATACATTTGGTATGCCATCACCTTTATCACCACGAATGATTTTCTCTTTGAGTTCCAAAAGAGGATCAGAAGAAGTTACATATTTCTTCAATGATGGATTGTATTGTTTTATTTTGAAACTGGTTTTTCCATTATATTGTTGTAATTGCAAAAAATCTCCGTCACTAGACAGTATTAAGATATTTTCATGCATGATATGTCGAGGTACTAGTGTTCCAATAATATCGTCAGCTTCAGCACCTTCAACATCTACAACTTTATATGGAAAATGTTCTTTGAGTTCTTGTTTGAGTTTGGCAAGAATATCAAAAATCATGTGCCAGTCTAAATCAGACTTTTCACGAGTTTTCTTTCTGCCAGCTTTATAGAAAGGAAAGAATTCTTTACGCCAGTATTTTCGATTATCACAACATAGAACAACTTCGCCATACTCTGAACGAAAATTTCTAATATGAGTTCTGATAATATTTAATACCATGTGTCTAACAAGATTTTCTTCAAGTTTGACACCTTTTTGGCTATTAATTTGTGCCATCAGGCCAGCCAATAGGACCTGATTTAAATCAACTAAAATCATAATAAACTTTCAATAGTTTCCAGATATATTAGGATATCACTATTCGGTCAACCTGGCAACCAGCCTGTCCACAAAGGCGGAAGAAGTGGTAGTCTTTCTGGCAATAATACCATACCAGTCAGATGGTAATAGTCCAGACATATACTCTAAAGGACAACCCAAAACACCCTCAAATTGGTCCAAATCGACCACATTGTGTTTCTCATCTTCTTTGAATAGCACAACATGATAATTGTGTCCGAGGTTACTGGAACCAATTCCTTCGCCTGGATCTTTGTATAGTGAACCTTCTATGTGTATCTGATTTTCTTTCTCACCTGGTAGAAAAAAGTATGCATCATACTGGTCGTCTTTAAGGTATTTTAGAAATTCTAGCATTGTATTCCTTTATGTGTGATTTTCTTACTCTTACCATTATCCATGTATTGTAGTAATCTTCACTTTCCATTACACCACGGACAAATTGTTCTTTAGCTTCAAGATATCCACATTCACCTTTAGAACGGCAAAGATGCAATATTTCTCTACTAAAGTTTTCATGACCTAATGCTAACACATCTTTCATTAGACTGTCACTACTTCCATAGTAAGTTTGCCAATCACTCTGTACCTTATACTTCTTTTTTTTACCTTTGACTTGTTTGGTTTTGGAAGAATAAAAAAATTTCTTTCCTATGTATTTTCTGTTATTCGTCAGATTAGTTATCTGATACACGAACCCGTAATTATCACCAATCAAGTCTTCCGTAAAATCTTTACTATCATATATCCAGTTTATCGATCCCATTTTTCATCATCTTCAAAATCATCTTCATCCTCTATATAGGATTCAGTTAATTCTTCGATGACTTCACCACAAAACGGGCAATGTTCTGGTAAATCTTGTGAGACCATTCCTTCCATATATTCTATATTGTAAGTTGATTCACAACTTAAACAATCTCCAGAAATAGATTTCATTGACATTATTTTTCCTTAATGAGCCCAAACATCACTCCAATCTCCAGATAAAGCTCCTTTTGCATAATCGGTTGCACGATTCTCAAAGAAGTTGGTGTGTGTTGGTGCGTTAATCATTTCTTCTACCCAAGGCAGAGGATTTTTCTTTACTTTATATACGCCTTTTAGGCCTAACGATATCAATCTACGATCAGCAATATATCGAATGTATTTTTTAACATCTTCTGCTGATAAACCTTCCATCGTGTTTATGCCGAAAGCAAGGTCAATAAATTTATCTTCTAATTCAACCATTCTTTCTGCAATCGTATATATCTTCGATTTTAATTCATCTGTCCATATTTCACGATTTTCTTCAATATAAGTTCTGAATAATTTAATCATTGATTCACAATGTTGTGTTTCGTCTACAATCGACCAAGTAACAATCTGGCCCATACCTTTCATCTTACCTTGTCTTGGAAAATTCAATAACATAATGAATGAAGAAAACAATTGCATACCTTCTGTAAACGCAGAAAATACTGCGATATGTGTTGCTGTGTTTTCTTTTGTAGAATTGTTTGCTGATATGTTGAGAACATAGTCATGTTTCTCTTTCATAGCTCCATATTCTAGAAATTCATTATAAGTTGTTTCTGGTAAACCTAGAGTTTCAATAAGATGTGAATATGCAGCAATATGTAATGCTTCTCTAGCAGCAAAACCCATCAACATCATACGAACTTCTGGTTGAGAAAAATATGGCAGATAGTTACGAACATATCCTCCAGCAACATCGATATCACCTTGTGTGAAAAAACGGAAAATATGTGTTAAGAATTCTTTTTCACTTTTCGTTAATTTCTTTTTCCAATCTTTTACATCTTCAAGCATAGGTACTTCTGTATGTAACCAATGTGACTGCTCATGTTTCAACCAGGCATCATAGGCCCATGGATAATTGAATGGTTTAAAGTAACTTCTTTCTTCTGTTATATTCGATTCTGTTTTTTTCATTTTTCTCTCTAGTGTGATGGATTTTCTAAATTAAAGTCATCCAAATCAAAAAGATATAACATTTTTATATCTTCGGGTAAATACATATCAGATTTAATTCTTATTTCTTTGTGTGTATTTTTATTTACTTTATTAATGATACTAAACGCATAATTAAAAACTGGAATTTTTTCTTCTTGTAAAATATCATAAGATTTTTTCATCGACATCGATGAATTGCATAAATCGTCAATTAACATAACAGGTTTTTGATTTGGCATTCCTTCTATCCAATTTAAAAGTCCATAAGTTTTTTGTTCTTTTCTTATTGAAAAAGAATTAATGTTTAAATCAAAAACACGAGCAATCAACGGTATTCCTGCTAATAGTGGTGTCGATCCTGTTTCCAATCCTGATATTTGAAAATCAAAGTGACCGATTTCATGTTTTACTTTGTGAATAAACATTTGTGAAACTGCTGACAAAAATTCGTGATTGAAAAGACCATTTCTCAAATAAAAGATCCAAGTATATGTTGTACCAGGTATTTTACCTGGCATAATTCTGTTTCTAATCAAACAATTTTTTTCAATATAATTTTTTGTCCAAAAGTGCAACTCATCATAATCCATTTTTTATCCCTCACAAGCAATGCAATCGTTACCTTGAGCAATTTGTGTCATGTCGATTTCTTTAATCACTTGTCGCTCAATTTTCTTAGATACTTTATCAGCTTTACCAATCTTTTCTGAACGGCAATAATATAGTGTTTTAAGTCCTTTTTTCCATGCCATGAAATGTATAGCATGAATATACTTTATGTGTGAATCTGGTCTAAAGAAAAGATTTATGGATTGTGCTTGATCAATATATTGTTGTCTATCTGCAGCCAATTCTATTACCCATCTTTGATCAATTTCCATAGATGTTTTGAAAACTGCTTTTGTATTTTCATCCATCCATTCTAAATGTTGTACAGATCCATCATTGGCAATAATACTACGCCATACATCATCGGCCCAATCTTCTGGTTTACCTTCAGATTCCTTTTGTATGATTTTCTCTAGCCATTTATTTTTTGTTAGTGATGAACCAGATAATGTATCTTGACGGTAAGCATTGGCACGATATGGCTCAACAGAAGGACTGGTGTTGCCCATGATAATAGAAGATGACGCATTTGGTGCAATCGCCATGAGATGACTAAATCTTCTACCTGTGCCTGCAGCGTCTGGTGCCTCACCTCTTTGACTTCCGAGATATGTGTTTGCTTGGTCTAGACACTCTCTGATATGCTTGAACATTCTATTGTTTGCAACTTTCGCCATCACTCCTTCGAAAGCAATATTATTGCGCTGAAGATAAGCATGAAAACCGAGAGCGCCAACACCAATACTTCTTTCCCGTTGAGCACTAAATCTGGCACGAGCAATGGCATCAGGAGCGTTATCAATAAAAAATTGGAGCACATTATCCAACATTTCAGCGACATCACGTAAGAACAATTTATCATTTTTCCATTCATCATAATACTCCAAGTTAAGAGATGAAAGACAACATACTGCGGTTCTTTCTTCATTTGTTGGTAGAATAATTTCAGAACATAGATTGGACTGATGAACCTTCAAACCTTTTTCTTTAAGAAAGTCTGGCAACATCCTATTGCTTGTATCAATATAGTGGATGTATGGTTCGCCTGTATGCATACGCAATTCTAAAATCATTTGCCATAACATTTTTGCAGATACTACTTCTCGAACTTCACCAGAATGTGGATCTTTTAATTCCCAATCATCAGAAGCTTCTGAATCTAACATACACTTCTCAATGATTTCCATAAAATCATCGGTAATATTAATACCATGATGTAGATTTAAACAACGAACATTTGGATCGCCTGTTGGCTTTCTCATCTCCAAGAACGAAATGATATCAGGATGAGAAATGTCAAGATAAGCAGCATAAGAGCCTCTACGAGTACGACCTTGGCGATATGCAAGAGAGGACGCATCATATATTTTAAGATGCGGTAAAACACCCGTAGACTTATCATCAGCGGCTCGAATACCAAAGCCAATGCCCACACCACCACCGAGCATAGAAAGCCAGTTTGTTTCGGATAAATTATCAACTAATCCCTCAGCAGTATCTTCAATGTAGTTAAGGAAACATGATATAGGAAGGCCCCGCTTACTGCGGCCATAAGAAAGAATGGGAGTAGAATAAGAGAGCCAATGACGACTGCTGTATTCATATAGTCTTTGTGCATGATTTAAATCCGTTCCAAAAGCTTTTGACACATAAGCAAATCGACATTGTGGAGATTCTTCATCTTCACGCATATACGATTCTTTAAGTCTTTTAATTCCAAGATCATCAAATAAATTATCTCTTTGTAAATCAATATTGATTCCTAGATATTCCATATCTTACCTTTATTATTATTATTTCGTTGCAAATACAGCCATACTTTCATTGCCAACAAATTCTTTAATCATTGGAAATATCGGTTCAATTGCTGTAGCACACGCATCAGCAACTTCACGATGTTCTTTTTGTGTTCCTTTTTCTGTGCGTAGTTGTATGTAATGTACCCATGATCTAAGTGTTCCATTCATATAAAGCCTAGATTCTGTTATACCTTCTGGTAATACAGCTCTCGCTTGTTCTTTTGCAATTCCTTTTTCGATAGCCCAAGAATATGCTGTTCGTGCTTCACTAATTATACGACTTTGAACAGATAACCATTCTTGTTGCAAAGAATCATCAGTTACTTCTATACTATTTTGCCTGTTTTTTTCATCTTGTAGTCTTGCTTCTTTAGGTATGAAATCCAAGTCTTTGGTTGGATCAGCATATCTTTGAGAAAATTCTTGGAAAGAAAAAGAACGATGCCTCAATATTTGTCTTGCTATGTCACGAGTTGTTTCTATCTCTAAACATATGCTCACCATTTCGAGTGGTGACCAATGTTGATTTTTAATCAAATAACGAATTAACTTCTCACTAGTTACATGGTTGTGTTGGTTTCCTGGATTCGACACTCTGGCACAAAATGCAACCAGTTCTGTCATGTTCTCCGCAAACCGTTCTGATGGTTGTGTGTATGATATCAATTCTACTTTCATGATTTAAACTTTCTTCCAATTCACGAATTCCATTTTTGCTCTCAAATTAACGAATGTATTCTTACTTATAATATCTTCAATTTCATCCAGTGAAAAATCAGATAAGATCATATCATTAATATCTTTATCATCAACGAACTCTGGCCATATTACAACATTATAATGTTCATCTATGGCTTTTTCAATTTGCTTGACGATTTCTTTATTTCTTGGCTCATTGTCAAAGATTAAAACCACTTTGGACTTGTCCAAAACTTCGGTAATCGATTGTAAATTGGAGTCTGCTGTGGCTACTGCATTATCAATAAACAACGAATCAATAGGTCCTTCTACAACATAGACAGGTTTTTCTTCATCAATTCTATCCAAACCAAAGACTTTTTTGTTATCATCATGCATCTTTACAGTTATATATCTGAGTTTGGACTCACCAAGTGCTCGACCTTGGAGTGCAATTAGATTTTTTTCTTTATCATAGAAAGGAATAACCAATCTAGGATCATCAGTTTTTAAACCATCTTTTTCTATTCCAAGTTCCTCTATAAACTTTTTAAAATCTGCAGCAAAATATAGATTTGAATAGTGTTTCTCTGGTATCTTCCTCTTTTCTACATACACCTTTGCAAAGTGTTCGTTAGGCAAAGATGCAATAGTTTCCAGTTTTAATTTTTCTTTGAATACTGGTTTTTCTGTTTTATATTCATCAAATGATGGTTTTGGATAATTATTATTTCCTGTTTCTCCGTTTTTGTATCTCTCTAATTGATATTCTTTTATTAATTCTGGATCAACGTGTTTTAGGAAATTATAGAATGTGGTTGATACACCACAATTATGGCACATGAAGAAATAGTCATTCTTCTTGCGGTAGACATAACCACGAGTTTTTATTTTGTTCTTTTGGGAATCACCACAATATGGGCACCTAAAGTTATAAAGATCATCCTTCTTTCGTTGAAATCTTTGTAACTTGCCAGATACCATCATCAGGAAAGACCTGTCAATAAAAATGCTCATAATATAAAAGATAATTTATTTAATTGAATTTACTATTGTATTGATATTTACATTAGAAATCAACCATGAAACAACAATAATACCACCAGCAACCATCCACTTCCATTGTAGAAGTTTGTCTAAAGCTTCTTTTTCACTTTGATTGTGATCTTGCATATCTGATCTGAGAGATTTAAATTCATCCATAATTCTTTGATTTGAAGCTTCCATTTTATCTAATACCATATCAATTCGATCATGAATTTCTTTAATATCTCCGTCTGTTTCTAATCTGCGGTTTTCCATGTCTGAGTATACTTTCGATATGTGCCGGTCGTGGGTATCCACTATCTTTTCGATAACTTGATCCATCTTATTACATAACGCAGATAAAGTCAATACCTGCGTTTTTAGAACCCCCACATCAACTTTCAGATCAGATACTTCTTCCGACATTATTTTTTCTTTTCTGGTACAGGAGTACCTTCTAATTTTTTGTGTACTTTGATTTCTTTACAAACTTCTTTTTCTTTACCTGTCTTTGGATCTTTTTGTGTTACACAAGATTTTTTGGTCTCAGCAGCTTTAGAGACTGGCATATCAGCTACCATAAAACCACAAACAACCATAAATGACCAAACGAATGTGTTAATTGCTTTCATTTTTATTTTCCTTTTTAGCAAATTTTTCTGAAGCTGTAAAACCTAGTCCTGCAATAACAAGATATATCATCGAATCGAATAATGATGGAGTTACTTTATAACCAAATGTATCTGCAATCAATGCAAAGGCGCATATTAAAAATGCTAAGAATGTTATTACTCTTTTACTACTTATGGAATTATTATGTCCATCAGATAACATACTATTTAACCAATTCATTTATTAAATCTCCGGCTGAGGTGGTAACACAGGCATTGGTTTACCTGTAGAACTCATTGTTACAGATGGCGTAAAAGAAGATGTTGCTGGTGAAATTGGCGCAGCACCCATACTCATACTATTACCACCTAAAGACATACCACCGAGTGATGGACTTGGCGTAGATGGAGTTGTTGGTGCTGATGATACTGTTGTTGGTCGTGTTGCTGCTTGTAGTGCCATCTTCTGTGCATCTTTATCACCACCAGCCAACATGATACCAGATAATGTGCCTGTCAAAAATGTTGCGATAGGTATAATTAACTCAAAGAATTTTTGATCAATTGGAGAGATAGCATTGAGAGGTTGCGTTACAAAAATTAACGAATACAATACTACAAACACAATGCCAAATAATGTAAGTGCTAAACATATACCAATAAAGAACTTTAGGCGAGCCATCAATTGTTCTTCAGTATACATGAAGTTATCGTCTTTCTTTTCTTCTTTGTTTAAAATATTCAAGTTCATTTGCAAGTTGCTCCAGTTGTTGGTGTTATCGGTGTATTTTGTGTAAGAGGTTTATTTCCTCCCGGTCCTACTCTTGGATCATTTTGACCTTTAAAAATATGTTGAGGACAAGTTCTTGTTACATCACAGTAAGGTAGTTTACACATATCATTATCCCAATTTAGGGGATCTTGGCACGGATAACGGAATCGGTCACCACTAAAATATGCCAATGTCAGAGGAAGCAATAATAAAATAATTAGACCTTTTGCTAATTTTTTATCATCCATTAATGAACTCCTAGTACATGAAGTGCGTGTTCATAATGTTTAATGCGATCTTCAAGACCAATGGTGCCACCATTGATACGCTTTGTTAATGTGAGAATGTCGCCTTTGTCAGCCCATTGATTTAGTTTATTTGTTTCCCAAAACCAGCAAGCAGATTGAGCAGCACCTTCAAATGTTTGTAAATATTCGGATGCTTCTTCAACAGATATTTCAATTGAAGCGGCAAACCAAGAATAGTTTTCTTTACCTGTTAATTGAATCAGTCCACGGCCACAGTATCTATATCCATCACCAGATGCTTCATCACCATTGCCCATGCGATTAGCATAGATACGATTTGCAATTGCTTCCTGTTTGTTTGGTTTATTTGCATACTCATTTGCTAGTTCATCTGTTGGAAAATACTTAGGAAACAATTTACGGAGAGTTGCAGCACGATAATTTAAATTTTCTTTTAGTGCTGTAAAATTTGCTGATTCATGACCACATTGTGCCATAAAAGCTGCAATTCTTTGTGGTGTATTGATGTCATAATCAGGCAACAAAATAGTAAGAGCATTGTGCCAATATTCGGCATAAGGATTTTTTCCTATAATTTGTTTTAATTGTTCTAGTGTCATTTTTTAATCATGCCTCTTATTTTTTCTTGAATCATTTTAGCCCAAAAAGGTTGTGGAAAATTCCAACCAACAAAAGCTCCAACTGCAATCCAAAAAATAGTATCTAACATTTTATTTCCCTTCGTTAATATCTTCGTATTTTAATTTAGCCAAAATGTAATCTTTAACTAAAGAACTTCTCACGATATCATCAACGGTAAACTCTATTCTGGTGAAAGCGCTCATATGTTGAGCGATATCAAAAAACTTTAACAGTCCAGACTTATCATTATTTTTTCTCAAATCTGTCTGACGATAATCACCACACCATATAATCTTTGAACGATAACCAACACGAGTCATAACGGTATCAATTTCTTCAAAGTTCATGTTCTGCATTTCATCAACAATAATGATCGCATCATCAAAGGACATACCACGAATGAAAGATGTAGAAATGAATTGAATGAAACCTTGTTCTTCTAATCTATCCCAAGCATCTCTACGACCAAACAGAGTATCACAAATTTGTCTGTATGGTTGTTGATAAATTTCCATTTTTTCTGTCACATCACCAGGAAGATGACCAATCTCTCTAGATTGTACGGCAGAACGAACTACAATTATTTTATTAAATGGATTGTTCTTATCCAAAACTTCTTCAATCGCTTTATACAGAGCAATGAAAGTTTTACCTGTTCCTGCCACTCCGTGTAATGCTACGAAATAGTCACCTCTTTTGTATGCGTCAAAAAACTGTTTCTGATTATCAGTAAGAGGATCAAATGTTTTTAAATCGTCTATTCTTATTTTTAAGTGATTGCTGGCTTGTTTCCTTTGTATTGGTTCATTATTATCTTGTTCTACTAACTTGACTGCTGTGTTAGTCTTTCGAGCCATGCAATCTCCTTAAACTGGTAAGTTTTTAACGATATTTACCGCTCCTGCTAATATTTCTTGATAATCTTGCTTGAGTTTCATTTCGATGGAAGAATTTTCAATAGTTTCCATAATGTTAAGGTCATTTATTAACTCTTTAAACTCTGCGTCTGAAATTAGGCCAGCCTGATGTTGCTGTTGATATATTTGCACTTGGGCAGCCATACTATGTATTTTTAATACTTCGTCACTCATCTTTGTTTACTCCCTATGACACGTTGAATTTGTTCAGATGTCTTGCTTATTGTATTTAGTTTTGCCTGACAATATACAGGACTAGGATTGTCTTTTTTATGCAATTCTTCTACTATGGATAGTAGTTTTTTACTCAAATCGTGAGCTTCTTTGTTTCTTGGTATATACTGAGTAAATTGATTAAACTGTACAGTAGTTTGATATAAAGACTTTATCGAATCTTTGGAACAGTCGGAGACGGTAGAGATAGTTCTTACCTTTGTGATGAGTGAATATTCATTGGTATCATATCCGGCCATCATATAGATGTCATACAATGCACAACCAGAGAGTGAAAAAGATAATAGTGTTATTAATAGTAATTTTTTCATATTTTTACCTGTAATTTAAATTATTTGTATTAATAAATCTCTCGCCATTGGAGTCCAACTCCAACATTGGTGGGTTGCGATCCTATATTTGTTATCGCAATAACATAAATTTCTGAGTTGGTCGAATCGTAATTCTGTACAATATAATTTTTCTTTGCAGTAGAAGGTAAATTTGACCCAGGAGATCCACCAGTTTTCTGACTACCTTGCGTTGAAGCACTAACCCATCCATTGTCTATTTCATCACCATCTGTAAATGCTGTGGCATCCACATTATATTCAACACCACTATCATCATCAACTGATGTCCAAGTGTTCGCAGTTAATTGACTCAAATCTGGTAACTTTATGAGGCGGTACTTTATATTTTCACCATCGCTGAATATATTAACATTACCCATACGAACAATCATTCTGTTTTTGTATGTTTTAAATGAGTTCTTCAATCGAATCGCCATGATTGGGAGTGTTGCTCCAGCGGAGAGTAATCTTGGTGTATTTGTTACTGCCCAATCAATACCTGCTTCAACATATCCACCTTCCGACATAACAGTAGAACATATTTGGTCATAATATCCACCTGTAGTTGTTCCCGTGTTAAGCAACTCACATCGAACAGGTAGATTTGGACTACTCATGTAAACAGTTGCCAAATTGTTATTGTTGTGAAATTTATGAGCAGTTACAAATTCTCCATTGTTAACAAATCCACAACGAACTGTGCCGACACCAAGCCACTCAAAATCAATCCATAATAATTGAGTTTTTGTAATATCTAAATTAAAAGCACTAGCTCCAGTCCCATCACATTTATCTTCACTCCATTGAGATTGTGGAATTCTTCTTTCTGTTGGACTTCCAGAAACGTAACTTCTCAATACAATGTTTAATGTTCCGTTTCCGGTTTGCTCAAAGTAAATACCGTCATTATCATCAAAGTAACCAGTTCGTTTTGTGACATTAGTTACCGCTGAATAAAAATTAAAACTAGAAAAAATGAATTGACTTTTTCCAGGCATATAGTGATGATAAAACTTAGTTTGATGCACAACTCTAGAAGTTGTATTACTTGATGTTGTTAATCTGGCACACGCTTGATTAGGTTGAAATGTTACAGTTGCGCCATTTACAGTATAATCTATAAAATTTGGATCTAAACCATAAACGTGTTTATAATCTCCAAGCGTAAATGGTTCACTAACTCTTGCACGACCAAATGCATCATAACTTGTATTTTCTTGGAACAAATATGTCATACTATTCTCCACCCATTTCTATAAATCATTTGTATACCACCATTGTTTATTTTTAATATAAAACCATTTGCATCATTATCGACATTTCCGTGAACAATTATTGGAAACTTTGAACATCGTCCAGATTCATCTTTAATTATAATGTATCTACCATTTTTAGCAACCGCAGGCAAAGTTACTGTTACAGTTCCAGCATAGTTAATACCAACATAATAATCTTTTCTACTAACTGTGTAGGATGATGATGTCACTAGCGTTGTTTGATGATCTAAGTTAATTACATCTCCTGCACCACCACCAGGACCTTCTGCTGATATTTTGTATATCCATTGTTCCATCATTTCGATTCTTTTCTGAATCAATTTCATTGTAGTTGGATATGTTTCAACAGGAGGCAAAGAAAACAAATTTGTTACTTCGTGTATTCTTTTTTTAATTACTTTGGCAGAAGCTTCCACCAAATCATCTTCTTGCTTTTCTACAATAGGAACATTTTCTGGTAAAGGTTCCATCGTAGGTTCTTCGATGACGAGATCAGGAAGTTGTTCTTCAAGTTTTTCAAATTCTTGTTTTATTTTTGTAAGTTCTCCTAAGAAATCAGATGCATTGATTTCAACATCAAACTTTTCTTTGAATTTGTCTACTTTAGATTTTCGACCTTCTTGAATTATTTTGGATAATTCGGACAGAAGTTCTTCTGGTGCGGATTTATTCTCACTCATTTTACTTTATCATGAATTCTTTTTTGTTCATTGTACCACTCAATCCAAGCATTATACTTTTCTTTGAGTGTGTAGTACATACTATAATTTTCGTTGGCATTTTCCAAAAGATCAGAAAGAGATTTCTTATCTTCTGGTAATTGTTTTAAATTATTTGCTGGTTCCAGTAGGTTTGCTGGTGCTTCGGGAAACGGCATTTTGACTGGCACGGTTGTAAAGCAACCAGGCAGTATCACTAAGCTTACACTCAGCGTCAATGCTTTCACGATTCTTTTCAATTTCTTGTTTATTGACATTAAAGTTGTCCTTAATACCTTTTAACTTTTCACTCACTTCTTTATCTAGGCGCTCATTTGCTTTCTTAGATTCTTGTTTTGCTATATCAACCTTTTTTTCTAAATCTGCAATCTTCGAGCGCCACATCATTTCATTAGTTATACTGCCTTCAAAATAGATACCAATTAAAAGTACAATTGTTGATATACCCTTTACAACACCACCATAGTGGCTAACAAAAGGTATTTTACTGCCTAAGAATCCAACAATTACACCAATTAATCCTAATATTGTAACGGCATGAACTGCATATGTCAACCATATATCAGGAATGAATGACAAATACCACATTTTACTTTGGTTTCTTTCTTGCTATCAATTTCATCAATATTGGATTTCTTCTTCTGCTAACACCTGGTTCACCACCAGCACCACCAGTACCAGCAATAGCACCAGAGCCTTGTACATTTGTTGGTGCAGCTGCAACGATACCATCTTCTTTTACGGTATGTAATTTACCTAGATGTGCCATTGCATCGGCTGTTGTTGTATTGATTTGATTGTTTAGTGATTCTCTTTCTTCATCACTTGGTGCTTGTTTTAATTGGTGTTTAAGATGATTGAGTTCATCTTTCTTTTCCATGTATTTTTTGAATGTGAGTATGTCGTATGTCATATTTTTCTCAACTTTTCTGCGATATCCATATCTATTGGAATATCATTTGTTAAAATTGATTTGCCGTTAATGCCTTTTATTACTTCTGGTAATATATTTAAATATAAAAGAAATGTTTTGAGTATATCATAATCTCTTTCATCAATCCTATAAAACAATATTCTTGATGTTGCTTCCGGCCCAAAAACATTGTTCAATAGAATAATATGATTTAATATCAATCTTTCTTTTAGAGTTTTTGTGATCTTATATCTACGAAACAATCTTTTAAGATATTTTGTTCGTTTTATATCTCCTTCAAACTCAGACATAATACAATTCGGTGCTTCATAACACTTCATTGCATATAAAGTAAAATTATCTTCATTTAAATCATCAAACATCAATTCAAACCCTAATATTAAAAAACGGAGACAACCTTTAGGATGTCTCCGTTGTCGTCAACACAAAACCACCAAAAGCAAACTATTTATTAAGTAATTGTAATAGTTGCGTTTGCAGAAGTTACAGTAGTTGCACCTGCTGCATT